AGCATCACGACCACTATTCCACAGGCGGCGATTCACCTCACCCACAGGGTCTTTCTGACCCAGAGTGGTGAGAGAGTTCTCGATATACCAACCACCATCACCTTGGAAGGCGTGGGAATAGAGTTTCACGAACGGGATTTCCTCACCATCAGGTGCAGGAAGGAAACGGATCACGGCAAATCCATTACCAGCGGCGTCAACACTGGGCTTCCAGAAGCGGTCATCGCTATTGGAAGTAGAGTTTGCTTTCTCCAGTTCCTTAGTCAGGGAAGAGAAAGAGTTTTGGGATTTGCGCTTGAGATCAGCAAAAGACATAGGATTACCTCGGATTGTTTTGGATTCGGTTTGTGTGACACCTCATCACCTAGTCATAATACCACGGGCAGAGGTCGGTGTCAACCCTCTGCCTCGATTTCTTTTTCAAACTCGTCGAGTTTGTCGAGCATGTTACGCATGAGAGTCTGAACGTTTTCAGTTTCCCACCAACCATACAACATCTTAGCACCTTCTTCAATCTGCTCACACATTTCTACTGCACGAGGATCTTCAGAAAGTTTCAGACGCATGTAAAATACTTGTTGCTTTTCAACGAGTGAACGTACAGTTTGAATGTATTCAAGCTGATCTTCTTTTGTTCCTCTCATCGGAGCAGCAAGGGTGAGTTCCATTGCTTTCATTTGCAGGAACTCCATTTCTTTCGCCTCATTACGGACGATATCAGAATCAAAGAAGTCGCTCATACTAACATTAGTTTTGCACGGGATGTTTTTTTAATGAAGTTCAATTGCTGTGCTTCATGCTTTAGTTTTTCTTTCAAAGGTTTTGAAATCAACTTGGGAACAGTTTCCAGTTCGATATCATTAACATCACAATAATGAATGATGGCATCAATGTAGCTCATGGAATCACTGTTCACAAGAATCTCAACCTCAGATGAGAATCTCGCCACTGTCATAAATTTATCCTCAAATATATTATCCTCCATAGATCTCTTGGTAAAGTGCGCGTAGTTCGATTAGTCGGTCTAAATATTCTTTTTTAGGTTGCTTAATCACAACTTGTGTATTGCCATCCTCGCAAGCAACGATAGTTACAAGTTGTTTGATGCGTGTATTATATAGCTCATAAAACATGCACCCATATGCAGTCTCTTGAATGTAATAGTCTTCCATCCATTCTTCGCGCTTCTCTTCCTTTGAGGTTTTGAAGTCAATGATGGATGGAATACCATCAAACTCACCGATGCAATCGACACGCCCAGCTACTTCCAAGTGATCGGAATATAATGCTGCCTCTTGTAAATAGACTTTGGTGATTCTATTGAGTGTTGGTACAGCATTTTTAAACATCATAAGGGGGAGGGGTTGCCCTTTGAAGTTCTCCTCATTATAGCAGTTATTGAGCAAATCTTCAACCATCTTGTGGAAGTTGGTGCCGCGAGTAGCGGCACGGGTTGAGATAGCTTGTGCTTTATCATGACCGACACGTTGCTTCCACTCATTGAGTTTCTTTTTCTTCTTCGGACACACACCTAGAACTGTGGTGATCGAAGGATACTTGCCACCCGAAGGTGTTGGATAGACCCTACGACCATCTACCATGATAGGTTCCAGTTCAATAGGAGTGAATGACGAAGAATGAATAAACATTTAGAATCCCAAATTAATTTTACTAATCAGATAAGAACGCACAAGACCAGAGCGAACAATGTCCTGAACACCAAACTCAACAGAAGCAAACTCATCCATTGTACCAATGATACGCTGGAAGTCAAGGATACCGTTGCGTTCATTAGTGCGAACGAGATCTGTCTGCTGAACATCACCACAGAACATGATCTTACAATCTTGACCAACACGAGTAATGATAGAATCGAGTTCGTGGAAGTTTAAGTTTTGCATTTCATCGACAAGGATAATACAATTATCCATTGTTGTTCCGCGAAGGAATGATGTAGACCAGAAGCTAATGGTTCCCTGAGTTTTTAGATTGCCATACAGTAGTTCAAACTCTTCATCAGTTGGAAGTTCGAACATGTACTTCACCATATTCTTATAAGGAATTTGATAAAGCGATGACTTGTCTTCATGATCGCCAGGAAGGAAACCGATTTCCCTAGTGGCAACGAGCGAGCGAACGATATACACTTTTTCATATGGAGTATTCTCATTGAGAACATCCTTGAGTGCTAAGTAAAGTGCTACGAATGTTTTACCAGTTCCAGCAGCACCATAAGCAAATAGATGTTTATCATTTTCCCACTCTTCGAACATCTTACGTTGTGAATCAGTAAGAGGTTCAATATCTTTAGCGAAATATTCCATGTTTAATGGCTTCTTACGCTTCATTTGCTTTACACTCATTCCAGATGGAACGACTTGCTTGGACTTGCGATTTCGTACAGGCATATTAGAGACGGTTAATGTTTGATCCAGGAGTATCTGCTGCGCGATTGATAATATGTTTCCAATCGCTATCTGTTTTATTTTGCCAGTTTCCTACTTCAGAGACTGCATGTAAAATAGTAGGCATCTGAGTCAGATGAGGATTGTCTGTGAGATATTGTTCTCTATCAGCCATGTACATCCACTTTTCAAACTCTTCACCTGTATTATTATCTTTGAACTTGTAAGTTGGCATGTTCTTCAATAAACCATAATGGGGGAGTTGCTGGAGACTTCCAAGTAGCAAAAGCAACTTTGTCTCCGATGTAATAGTTGCGATAGGATTGAATGCTATCTCCAACTACTTTGTATTTATCAGGCATTGCAGGTGGGGGATCAGTCCATCCTTTCTCTGTCATGTAACTAGGGGATCGCCACAAGTAACCAATTAAATCTTCTGTCTTGTGATACTTTTTATAGCGCCGTGTATATTCCACACAGCAGTGCTGAAACAATTCAAACAACCATTTGTAATGTGAGCGAGATTCTCTCACCCATACAGCAGATGGATGGTTAATGTGACACGCTTTATAGAGCACATCTTCCCGTGGTTTATCCAGTCGGTAACGCTTGACTGTAACACCCTTAGGAGATTTCTGCGTATAAGGAATGCCGTCGAGCACACGATGAGCAGTGGAGAGAAGCTGAGCGTACTCAACAATCATTTTAACCACATGCTTATCGCAATGCTCGGCGGCACAGGTGCGGGGGTCGTAACTGAGATAGAAGATATTCATGGGGTCTTCGTGGTTGACCCCATTATATCACCATTCCATGGCTTCTGCAACCGCTGGGAACTGGGTTTTGAAAACTTCCCTACAACCCTCAGCGATTTCCATATGTTCCTTCTGAGTGCCATTGGCAGAGCGAAGGTCGATGTAATGGATCCATGACCTGCATGATCCAGTCATGTAGATCCTTGTGGGTGTTGCGAGGGGCAGCACGAACCTTGCACATTCCTTAGCGACTCCCGCCTCTAGGAGGCGATTGTAGAGTGCCTGACCAGCAGCGAAGTGCTCAGCAATCTCACTCTGCATCTTGAGTTTTTTGTAACCTTCAATGTTATCAATAGAGTTTTGACGATTCTTAGTATCCTGACTACGAAGGTCTGGCACACCTGCTGGTTCCAATAGATTTGTATCAGCATAACGCTGCGAAAACTCTTGATATGTAAATGACCTATGACGTAGGATCTGAGCTGCGATGCCGCGAGTCGTGTTAATCTCCAGAGTCATGTATGCTTGCTCAAAGATACTCCAGTGATTATGCTTGATGCAATAACGAATGAGACCAGCAGCAGTCTCAAAGTTAAGTTGATTGTTTGGATTACTTACGCGAGCGATGTAAGAGATTACTTCTTGAGCGTTGTTGTTTACAAGTTCGCCAGCACCTTGAGTGATGGCAATCAGTTTAACCGTCATTAGATTCTTGCTCCTGTTGTTTTTTCAGGTCCATCATCTGGACAATAAAGAGTGGATTCTTTTCCAACTTACGAAGTCGCTTAACAGACTTTTTAATCTGTTGATACTTTTTCTTATCTACTTCTGATGCGTATCGCGGTGGTGGACGCAAAGCATCATTGGCATAAAACATATTTCGGTTTACATATTCAATTGGAGGTTCTGTATTTTCAATTACTTCTTCAGTTGTCTCAGTGACATCAACTGTCACATCAGATGCATCATATTCTTCGGTCATTTTAAATCAAGTAAAGCTAAAGTTTAATGTAAGTCTAATAAAGTCCCCATTGTTTGACACAGTGTAAGGACCAGATGAAAACCTTTCTGCAAACACAACATCACCAACATCGGATGTTTTATTCACAAAACCATACGCAATATCAGTAGCAGCATCTGCTCCAGTATTAGAGTAAGTAAATGTTAAAGAATCTACTACAGTTACAGATACAGAGGCTGCACTACTAAAACTACCATGAGTTAAAATATTAGAAGTAACAGTATCTCCAGTAACAAATCCATGTGGAGTTGAAGTAACTAAAGTAGCTACGTTTGCAGTTCTCGATACAGAGGATACAATTAAACTAGTAGGTTTGGTAATGTATAACCCATAAATTGCACCTAGAGATCCCGTGAAATCCCAACGTTGTTCTGGATAACTTGCCAATCCAGTAGAAGAAATAG